ATGAATTCATTTGCTTTCTCCGTATCTTGTATACCGAAAGCGATCGACTCATCAATTACTACGTCTTCTTTTTCGCCAGCGATATACTCTAGGATGCTTTGCTTTCCCTGTTCCCATACCTTTTTGGCTTCAGGCTTAAATGCAAGCATCGCAGGGTTAATAATAGGCAAGTATTTGCCCTCCACTTTTTTCCCAGAGTATTCCGTGACGGAACTTAGTTTTGTGAAGTATTTCATCGCATCACTACCAACAAGAATAACCCAGTCGTAATCATCGGGATTCATGTCAATGTCGCAGTCACGCTTCAACACTTTCTTAATATTAGGATCAGAGCACAACTGATACTGGTCAAACTCCAGTCCGTCGAACTCTGTTGAAAATCTTGTTTTACTTGGTTTGGTTTCTACTAATGCAACCTTAGGCATATAATCTATCTCTTAGTTTGTTTACTTGAGGTTGAGCTAGTGCTCCTGCATCCAATGCTTTGTCTCCAAAGGCAATGTTGCGGGTAGTGAGTCCTACTGACTCGCATAGCTCGCGTATTTTAGTTGCGCCGGTCTGTCCGGCTTCATCGTTATCAAGAAAAACATCTATGTTATCTACTCCTGCAACGGAGAGTACTTGTAGTTTTTCTTCTGTTACATTCTTTACTCCAAAACAACACACTGCATTTGTGAGTCCTTTGTCATGGAGATTCAGTACATCAAAGATACCTTCTACAAGAATTATGCTTCCTTGTATTGGTTCAACTACAGGAAACAAAGGCATCTTTGCTCCTGGAGGGGTGTTTAAGTATTTAGGCTGCTGGTCTCCTGTGGTTCTAGATTGAAATGCTACTATGCGTCCCGATCTATCTCGAATAGGAAAACAAATACGGCCTGTAAAGTCTTTGCCTGCGTGCAGGAAAGCATCAAACTCTCTATACGTTTTTTGTTTGATATTTCTCCAAGTTCCTATGTACTCAGAGTACCCTTCTGGCATTTGTAATCCCACGCTTTCTGACCTTACTTCTTCTATCTTCTTTTTAAGAAGCTGACGTCGCAGCTCCATTCTGTTTACCTTTTCACCAAAGTGTGTAAACAAATTGCCTTTAAACTCGCAGGAAAAACAATTGAATATACCAGTTACTTGGTCAATTCTCATGCTTGGATTGCGATCATCATGTTCAGGATTTAAACATCGAACTACGAAGTCTTTTCCCTTTGGTATGTAATCTATGCTTTTAGATTTAAGTAAATCTTCTACATCCATTAATAATTTTCGTCCATACCAAAGCCAGCAGATGCCAGAGCATCACCGTCCCAATCAAAAAGACTATTGTCACCGTCATCATAATTGTCATCGTGGTCACCAAGCATAGATTCCACAGTGTCTTGAGCGTATTGGTAATAATCTGCATGTTCATCATCAAATAAGTGAAAATACTTTGATAGTCTAGCAAGAGTTACATCTGCGTGCATATAGTCTCCTGCTTCCATATCTACTTCTAAAATATCAAAAAGCTCTGCAATTTTTGGAGCTAATTTTAAATTCATCGTCTCATCCTTGCTATATCTTTCATGTGTTCTTCGTCGATGATCGGAACAGCGTTTGACTTGTGCATGGTTCCGATACCTTTAACCAAGGATCCTGTATACTGCATCGAGTCATTCCGAGCGGCAACTCCAGCTGTGTCGGAGGCACTTCTGTACTCAGGTGTTTCTCGTCGATAAGGTTTTGGAGAGTTTGATTGAACTGCTCTGATAGTTGGTCGAGAGCTCTTAGTACTGCTTTTCTTTTTTCTACCGCTAGTCGTATGTCGAATTGATCCATAAAACATTCCCATAAAAATAAAAATCCCCACTGATTGAAGTAAATATTATACAGCAATCAGCGGGGATAGTCAAGAACTTTTTTTATCAGAGGTCGTCAATATCTTCATCAGTTTTGTGTGAACTAGCTTCTCTCTCCTGAGGAGTTAAAGCTGTTTCGGGCCCCATCTTCAAAGACTCCCAGTCCATAACGGAAGTGAAAGACTTCATACTAGCTGCTCTCATTTTCACACAATTAAAGCTAATGCAAGCATCTTCTTGGTCATACGCTTCTAGTGCATACGCCGCATCTGCCGCATCAAGAATGCCCTTTGCGAAGCGGGCTTCGCCGGTTGCATCGGTTTGGTAAGGAGAGAATACAGTGCACTCATACTCCTGTGCCATAGCCTTCAATGCTTTAGAGACTTCAATCTGTTCCGTCCAATCGTACTGCCCTCCTCGCGAGGGTAGATTAGAACGCTTGACTTGGTTGATATAGTCAACAATAATGACGCCTGCGTCTATACGATTGACTTTTTTATCGAGTTCGGCACGGATCTTCGCAAGAGTTAGACCTGGATCGTAAACTACATCAAGCTGCTGAGTCGGGAGAAGCTCATGCTGTGTAGTAAGGTTACGATGGAACTCTGTAAAGTCTCGGTTTTCCCGATACTCTTTCAACCTGTCCTGACCTTGCTGGAAGCGACTCGCCCACCAGCCAGCCACTTTCTCCCACTCGGTAACACTTAGATTTTGTGTACGTAGACGAGAGTATGGCACACCAGTAGCGATAGAACAACACCGTTGCAGTATTGATCTACTATCCATCTCGATCGTGAAATAGATAGCTGAACGGCCAGATTGAAATACGTTGTTTGCAATATTCGCACAGGTTAGAGACTTACCAGCCCCGCGCCGACCTCCGACCAGAACCAAATCTCGGGGGGAGAACTTGATTTCATGATCGTACTCAGCATTAAGACCAAGACCGATATACTTACCAATCTCTTCTTCAGGCTCAAACAATTCTATGCGTTGCATACTTTCTTGAGGAACTTCAAGATCCACTTTGTCTTCTATATCTAAAACAATTTGATGAAGCTCTTGCACCGATTCTTCTGCAGACGAAAAGACTACAGAACTATCAATGTAAGTGTCAAGAGAGTTAAGGATTTCTTTCTGAGTATATTCATTCTTTAGATACTCAAGTAAAGTACCGGCATCAATATCTACGTCAATGGCTTCGATAGCGAAGACCTTGTCTCGAGTAGGTGCATGTCGTATACTTAACTTGAGATCGTCGAACGAAGGGAACTCGTGAAAGCTCTCACAGTGCTTGTCAATTTGACTATAAAGCGTGTGATACTCGGCAGGCAGATACTCTTTACGCAGAAAACTCCACGTCTCAAAGTCTGCCAGCGCGATGCACTGCTTTATCAAAGCACTTGATATATTCAAAAGTTCCCCCGAACATTAAAAAGGCTGACTAGAAAACCTAGCCAGCCTCACCATACACAGTTGTGTAATTACTGAGACTTAGCGGCCTTTGCAGCACCATCATAGTCAGCAGCAGTCAAACCGCGACGAGTCAACATAGTCTTCACGCCACGAGCAGTTTTACCGATTGCTTCGGCAATAGCTTCTACAGTCATAGAAGCAACGTCAACACCCTCAAGAGGATCTACGTTAGCAGAACCCTTTGTGCTCTCCTGACGAGGAATAGCTTGGATGTCGCCGGAACGAAGAAGGCTAAGAGCCTTACCACGTACACTGTTTACAGAGCGGTCAAGAGCTTCTGCGATTGCTTCAACGAATGCACCATCATTCACCATAGAGACGAAAGTAGCTTCTTCAGCTTCTGTGTAAGTACGTACGCTCTCTACCTTAGGAGCAGGAGCAACGTGACCAGTCAGCTCCATAGACAAGATCTTGCCTTGAATTGACTTGGGTGAGAAGGTTCCACCTTCAAAGTGCTCAGCGATCTGAGCGTATGTGTATGCGCCTGAGTTATCAGTAACGAATGCACGAAGAGTAGCTTCTTGCTGCTCGCTGAACGAACGTCCACCTGCAGTTGAAGCAAGCTCTACGTCGTAACCCATCTTTCGCAGTTTGCTAGAGATAGAACGAGTAGAGGTTTCAAGCTGATCTGCTGCTTCTGCAACAGTAGCCTGTGAGACGGGGCTTTCGCCGCCGACAAAGTTAGTAAGCGCCTCAGTGCGCTCATCGGTCCACTTAGGAAGTGCCATATTAGTTCTCCAAAAAAGAAATTAGGTCTGTAACTATAGTTACGCCAGTGTCTCTGGCTTGTCTAGTTTTTGCGGATTCAGTTCCGCCCTCGTTAACGAGGTGTGTGACTTGCTTGGTTAAACTGGATTTTACATCATATCCAGCCGCGTTCAAGGCCGTAGTAGCTTCGGCTTTCGACTTGAAACTCTTCAGTCTACCTGAGATACACACGGTTCCTTTACTCACAATTGGCAAGGAAGGAGTGCTAGAAAAATACCAACTACAGGGAATATGTTCCTGAAAGTAAGATAGCTCATTCTCCATCCATTCAAGCAAGTTATGAGTAGCCTTTGGGCCTAGTCCGGCACGCTCACAAGTGTCTGCATTTATGTTAGTAATATGAGATACAGTCTCAGACAGCTTTCGTGTTGCCGTATTTCCAATTAAAGGAATGCCAAAGGCAGGCAAAAGGCGCTCAAGCGGAGCATCGAACGAATTCAATATCTCCGACATGAGCTTAGAGGTCACTTTCTCAGAACCCAACGATGCTAAGATACTCTCCTCCGTAGAGGTGTAAATATCGGACGGGCACGTCCAGCCAAGTTTACGAATAGATGCAGGGCCGAGACCCTTTATCTTCATAGTCTTGGCAAAATGTTCAACTGACTTATAAGACTGCTCACCACAAGTGGTCGAACGGCAATACAATAAATCATTTTCCCACACAAGCTCGCTGTCACAAGAAGGACAATGAGAGGGTGCAAAGATAGATTGAAACATGGACTACTCCGAAAAAGTGAAAAGATATTATACGACAGAATTGACCTAAATGTCAAGAACTATTTTTCTCGATGTCCACTCGTCTCACGATTCGTGGAATGATCTCACCACTGCGTATAACTTCAACTGAACAACCTATCTCTAGGTTGAGAGAGCGAATGTACTCGATGTTGTGTAGAGTTGCGCGGCTCACTAGCGCGTCCCCCACTTCGACGGGCCTCAGTACAGCAACAGGACTCACTACTCCTGACTTGCCTACTTGCCACACAACATCAAGTAATTCTGTAGTCACCCCATCCTTCTGCTCCTTGAGAGCGAAAGCCCCTCGGGGGTGATGAGCTGTATATCCCATTTTATAGAAAGCCTGATAGTTATCTACCCTGAACACCTCGCCATCTGTTGGATAGCCAGTTGCATCGAAGTGAGTGATAGTATCAAAACCTTCTTGGGTCAAATGGTCCATTGCACTCGAAAGACGCTCAAACTCGATACCTTGAATATCGTATGCTACAAAACGCAAGTCTTGACAGCGAGAACGAAACTCATTCATATCTTTGAGATTAAGCGACCCCGCCGCAAAGTTGCGAGCATTTGGGATCGTATCGGGCGCTACGACCTCACCAGTGATCTGCACTTTATGCAGAATACTGATAGTAGGCGGCACTAGCTCTTCCAGCTTCAACGTAATATCTCTACCGAGATTACCGTCTCCGCGAGTCAGAGCTTGTGCAAAGTGGCCGTTAACATATTGTAACGACACTGCCGCTCCATCAAGTTTGGGTGTACGCACCATGGGTGCTGTAGTAGACTCTATGTCACTTAGATTGAAGACTTTTTGAAGAGAGTACATACGATAAAGATGGGGGATACCGTCAGTAACGGTGTGTCCCACAGATTCATAATTGTACAATCTAGCCAATGAATCAAACTCTTCATCCGAAAGAATCGGAGTACCAGAGTAATACATTGCAGAAGCCTTTTCCAAAAAATGTTGCATATAGTTCCCTCACTCAATAAACAATATTATACAGAAAGAAGGAATGAAAGTCAAGAACTATTTTACATAAACGTCCTTGATAAGATCGCTGAAATGTTCTTCAATGATCTCCTTGCTTTCTGCAAGTGATAAGATTTCGACTAGCCCGACGAAAAGATTGCGTGAGTTGTCAAAGTCTAAGGGCATCGTAATACCTTCCTTACTAGGCTTCCACTCTTCATCGAAATCTAAATAGTACTTACGCACACTCAAATACTCGATACCTCTAAAGGTTGAGATGGTAAGCCGAACTTGTGTCTCTTTTACTTCATCATAGTGTATGACTTTTTGATAAACTTCAGGCGCTTGATATAGTTCCATACTAGTCTCCATTCTTGAGAACAGAGGCAAGAGGTACTACATTTGTCACGTTCTTTGGTTTAAGCAAACGAAAAGAGTCGGTGTCCCAACAAAAAAGCAAAAGAGTCTCTGCAGATTCCTTTGCTCTGTTTCTTTTTTGCTGAATATAAGGCGTGCTGAAGTCCAATGTACAAACATTGTATTTCAACTTATTACTGTTTTCACTACGATAGGTGATTACAGCGTCACCGTACTCATCGACGAGCCGTGCTAGTTCTTCTTTTTTCACAGGTACTCCTAGTGAAGCGGTTTGGCAGAATCTTCTTCCGTGCCGACTTGCTTAGGAGAATGGGGCCGAAGCCCCTAGAAATTAAGAATTGACTGCTGCGATTACGCCTGCAAAGTACATTGCTGCCTTGCCTGTCAACTTGCTGACGATCTCTTCATCAACATCTTGACCAGCATCAGAAAGTGCTGCTGTAAGTGCTTCGATAGCTGCGGCTTTAGATACACGGCTACCGCCTGTGCTGCCACCAGATGAAGCTGCTTTTGCTGCTGGTGCTTTCTTTACATATACTCCAGCTTTAGTAAGAACCATGCGAACGCCGTTTGGTGACTGTTCGAATTGCTCTGCGATTTCTGCGACGATCTCCATGCTGTTCTCTGGAGTTGGGTTAGCGGCCTCGTATGCTTCGATAACTTCCGCTTTTTGTTCGTCTGTCCACGCCATTTTACGTTTCCTTCTGTTGTTAGTTAGTGGTGCTCCCGGACAATTGCCAGTAGCTTGTAGTTGTGATAAATAAAATCGGTCGCCCATTGGTTTCCTCAGTTTTAATACTATGTATTATACCGATATGAGCGACGAAAGTCAAGAAGTATTTTTAGATACGTGATAAATCAACTCCGTACTTTTCGAGGTGTTTCAGCTTTCCCAAATCATATGCAAGGGAATAAGCAGCAAACCCTCCAGTACTTACATCCATCCACTTTTCTGTGTCCTCTCGTACTTCTTCAATGATGTAAATAGCATAACATTTGCTACCGTACTTCTTTTCATAGTTAACGTCTATGAATCCTTCTCGCTCAGCTTGGTAATCGACGGAGAGTTCGTAGTCGACTCGGGCTGGCTTGTTGTAGACTGCTGACCAGGCGATTTCTCCTGGGGAGAATGATTCCGCAATGCATGAATCAGGGAGCACAGTGACTCCACCCTCTTTTGATGGACTTGGTACTCCGACTTTTTCAATAAGGGATCGAACGAACCCGGAGCTTCTGAATAACCCCGCTGCGATTTCTGCGATGGAGTCTCCGGAAAGGTATCGTTCAACTGACTCACGAATTTCTTCATTTGTCGCTCCTCTTCCTCGATTTTGCTTTTTACGTAACGCTCGATACTCAACTTTATCTTCGTAATCATCAATTATCCGTTGTAGGCGCGTGGTATTGTACGCTATATTCAGCATACTGCATGCTTCCTTCTTTGAAATCGGAGTAGTTCCTGTCAAAAGTCCAATTACTTTCTGTATATTCGATTCTGTTAAATTCTCGTAATCTTTCTTTTTTACTCGTCTCATTCTGTTTTCCAAATATTCTGTCGTAATTGTTACCAAAGTGTTGCCACTTTACTTTTCTATATGTGTCACCTTTACCTGTCACGTGGGTCGTCTCCTATTGACATACGCAAGTACCAGATAGCTTTTTGAATATCCTGTACTTTGTTTTGTTTGTTGTTTGCTCTCCAAATGTATTTGAAGGCATTGAGGCGGCAGTATTCTTCAAATCCTTCTGTGGATGTTGTTGTCTTCATCGCATCAATACATTCTACATCATCTCGTCGGTAATGTAAAGGACTATTTACTGGGTCATGTACTTTCATTCTACGGCCTCTGCAACGTCAGGAAAGTGAGTTGTAATAACGTCCCAGCACTGCTCTGCAATACGCATATGTTCTTTCTGAGTACCGTGACCCCGTCGCAGTTCGCAATAGTGAATCCACGAACGAAGAGTTCCGCTCATATATAGCGTAGATACTGTATTACCTTCTGGTAGTACTGCACGGGCTTGCTCTTTTGCAATACCGTTATCTAGCGCCCAGCGATACGCTTTCTTTGACTCATCTAATACTTTTGCCTGCTTCATGTTCCAGTCTTCGTAAAGGCGTTCGTGTTGAGACTTGTTTCCGCCTTTACCAAAATCTTCTGAGTCTTCCAGCTCAATACTGTTCTGACGGTTGCTAGGATCTTGGAGGCGAGCTTCACGATAGTAAAAGTCTTCTGCAATCGCATACCGCTGGCTAAACTCTTGAAAGCTAAAACTCCGGTGACGCAACATCTGTCGAGCAATATCCCGAGTGGTGCGAATTTCCATAGTAATACTTACCATCTCGAAGGGGGACCAGTGCCCGTGCTTAATAAGGTATCGTAGCAGTCGTGGTGCGCTTTCGTGATGGTTTTGATTCTCTGGGTTACTTACCCGTGCTGCATAGGCTACCAACTCTTCTGCGGTATGGCAACCTGTGGCAATATTTGGCTTTGTCAGCCCTACTAATTCTACTCTACTCATTTCGCTGTAATCCTCTGTTCGTAGTCAGCAAGAGACTCATCCCACCAATCGGGAGTTGGTCTATGACTCCAACTGGCGAAAGTAGCCTTGTCAAGATGATAATAATCGCGGTAAGACTGTATTGGATCATCATAGTTTTTGAGTACATCAGGCATTGCAAGTCCAAACGTGGTGAACCCCACTCGTTTAAGGTTGACTGGGTCGGGTAGTTTGTTGATGACTTGCCAGAAGGACTTGTGTTCTTTGCCGTAGCGATACCGAAACTCCTCTGCGAGCGCATGAGCATAGCACCATGTCCACTCATAGTTATCTAATGATGATCGTGTCCATATAGTGCAGGGATGGTTGTACATCATGCCAAGATATGGAGTAAGCTGTCTTTCTTCAGGCTTGAGAGGTTTCTCAAGTTTTTTGTATTCATTAAGTACTGCGGCTTCGTCTTTCTCAAGTGCTCGAGGTACAAAGCCGAGTAGAGTGTCTACCCATATCGCAGTACAGAGTAACTGTGCAGCTTCGAGTATCATCTTGTTAACGTGCTTGTCTACATGATACTCGGCGCACTTGTCTAAATCTTTATCAAGGTAAAATAAATTCATGATGTAATTATACTCGCATCAGCAACGAAAGTCAAGAACTAATTTCCTTCTCGTAGTTTATTTAGTATGTAGGCTGGATCTGTAAACATATAAGGATCCTGATCGTGATTATCTTCTTTCCCCTCTTCAATAAACCAGTCAGTAATTACGCCATTTTCTACAACGGCTGCATAACGCCATGACCGTCGACCAAAGCCCAAATTGTCTTTGTCCACAAGCATTTGCATTTCTTCTGTAAATTTACCACTACCGTCTGGAATTACTTTTATGTGCTCAAGCTTATTTTGCTTTGCCCAAGCATTACATACGAACGCATCATTTACTGTGAAACAGTAGATTTCGTCGATGCCCTCTGCATAGATCTCGGGTGCCAACTGCTCAAATGAAGGAAGTTGGTATGTTGAGCAGGTTGGCGTGAAAGCGCCTGGCAGGGAGAAAATGAGTACGCGTTGCCCGCCAAAGATTTCAAATGTATTTACATCTTGCCATTCGAATCCTCGCTCTGGGTGCTTTACTCGTGTGTGAAAGATGGTTGAAGGAACCATCGTAGGAAGAGAGCTCCAGTATCTACGGTCTTCGTAGTTGGAACGCTCATATTCTGTGCAATAAATCATGTAGGTTACTCCGCTACTGTTAGTTCAAAGTGGCATACATCAAGCATAGGTCGACGACCATTTTCTAAGCAACGACCCATATACATACATTGTAGCTCTCCCAGGTCTCCCTGGTAATTACTTAATGAGTCTAAGCTCCATACTCCTCCCCAACGTACAGGAGTGTACAAATCTTCGCTTGCAAACTTCATATTGAGTGCAACTTCGTCATATACTTCGGGCTCAAAGCAAGGACGACCCTCTACGACTGCAACCAAGTCTACTGCTTGTCCATACATATGAGGAGAGCTTGCTCGCTGTGTTGCTCCTTTTCTGAAAAGCTCTAGTTGTTGCGTTCTTGTTCTTCGCCCGTGAGTTACTTGTATTTCAATATCTGAAATAGCTACTGCTCGTCGAACTACTTCTGCAAGTTCGGGAGCTACTCCGGCTAGAATCTCTTCTGACTCTTCCGTTAAAAAATACTTTTGATCTGGATGAGTATCTTTGTTGTAATAGTTTTCCATTACATATTCTCCAATCGTGTCATTAATCTTTCGGCTCGTTTTCCAACTTGGCGGTACCAAAGAGAGTCACGGCCCTGAACGGCGGCCTCTTTCCAATCGCCATATTCAAGAGCCCGATTCATCATTTTAAATTTTGATAGGCGCGGGCGACCAAGGTTGAACATCATGTTCACAAGAATTTCTTGAACTTCTCCAGGAAATCCTTCCCAGACATCGGCTTTGTACAGTGCTACACACTCACTTACAGCCACATCGAGATCGCTGTTAAAGCACTCAATGACTCGTTCGACAGAAACCGGCTCTCCGACGTCGTATCCGTGCTCTGGATCTGACTCAAGCACGAGATGTCCCACTCCGAAGGTTTTGTACCCAAGATGATCCAAATAAATTTCATAGACGACTCCTTCATCAATTTTCAACTGCTCATAGACTGATTCTCTGTTCATTTAATTCTCCAAAAATGCGGGGCGCTGAGACCCCGCTAATGCTTTACGATTCTTTACTCGCGCTCTTTGTGCCGACAAAGCGCCACTCGTTTTTTCTTTCATCGTATTTATGTACAAGTACTGTGTCTGTTAGTCCAGCTCTAAATAGAATTGCCTTGCTTAAGTCAACTCCCTGTACTCGTAGTTCTTCCATTTTTTGTGCTCTCCGTCCCTGCCCTGTTTCTTTCTTTTCTGTAGCAAAGCCCGTTTGAGCGAATAGTACAGCCGAAATGGCTGCAAGTATTGCTAATTGTTTCATGTATCTCCTATGAAATAGTAACCTTAATTGGTTGCAATTCCTTAGGGATTTCTTCATGCAAGTCTATGCATAGCAGGCCACGCTCCATGTAAGCCTTATCAAGAATGATATGTTCACTTACTCCGAACGTCCGTGTGAAACACTTCCCGCTTAGTCCTTTGTAGATATACGACTCATGCTCTTTGTGAAACTGCTTTGTCGTACCTTCTACTTTTAGAACTCCTTTGTGAAGGCTGATTTCAATATCGTCTTTATTCCATCCTGGAACAGCTAACTCAATTCGGAAACCGCTTTCTCCTACTCTGAGTATATTGAATCGAGGATATCCTCCGTCAAGAGTTCCTGCAAATACGTTGGTGTCCATGAATCGGTCAAAACCTAACAGATACTTCTGTAGATCAGCCATAGCTAGTTTAGTGCTAGTCATAAAGTTTCTCCTTTTATGAATTGCGTCCTTTCGGTACGCTGGGGCTCTTTCGATGCCGCCTATTAAACGAAGCCTCTTAAAGGTGGGCTTATTACCTACATTTCTTCATCTACCTCTAAAACTCCTGTATCAATTAAGTACTGCACAGTATTTTCTATGCCCTCTCGTCTTCCTAAATGGAAAGCTGTACTTGCAGCTCCAAACATACAGACGCCAAAAACAATAAGGGATGTGTAGTAATCAATCATAAGAGTCTCCTAGGTATTTTTACAGATGCGTATATTATACTTGAAAGTAATACTGATGTCAAGAAGTATTTTTCTATGGACCTCTTCGAAATTTACTTCTTGACATTTTATTCAAACTCCCCTATAATATACAACATGAAAGAATATCAGAAGAAACCTTGGACACAAGATGAGCGTAACCTGCTCCGGAATCAGTACTATTTCAAAAATGAAAAAGAGCTGTTAGAGATGTTTCCAGGGCGTTCAATGAATAGTATTCGTAAACAAGTAAGCTATCTACGAAAGCGTGGGTGGTGTTTTATTCGCAAAGGAGCATTTTAATGGCAAAGAAGAAAAGAATGGGTAAGTCTAACTACACAAGCCAAGGTCTGCGTCGTAGCAGTAAAGGCTGTCGTATGCTTACTCCAATGCAACGTCTACGAAACCAGCAAGAAGCATGGTTAAAAGGCAAGCGTGTAATGTTAGTCATTGACGCCGCAGGAAACAAGGCAGAAGCTCAAGCTGTATGGGGACTACCACCCATGCTTCGTAAAAAGGAAAGCAATGCCGAAGGTTAGGGTAAGAAACAATAACGTGGAATCAGCACTGCGTGTGTTTAAAAAGAAATGTGCTGATATCGTATGGGAGTACCGCCAACGTGGTGAGTACGTCTCAAAAGCAGAAAAACGGCGGTTAGCTAAAAAAGCCGCCATCGCTAGGAGTAAGAGGAAAAAGAATGATACCAAGCAATTTTGAACTTGCAGGCGATTTCATGGAAGCCTTTGGTCAGGAAGTTCAAGTACACCCTACTTGGCCTGACTTTAGTACTCGTGAATTACGCCTTGAGTTGATTCGAGAAGAATATGAAGAACTGGAAGAAGCTATCGAAAATCGTGACATGGTTGAAGTGGCTGACGCTCTCACAGATTTACTTTATGTTATCTATGGGGCTGGTCATGCATTTGGCATTGACCTTGACGAATGCTATCTTGAAGTTCACCGGAGTAATATGAGCAAACTCGGTGAAGATGGCAGACCAATGAAAAATGAAATGGGTAAAGTACTCAAAGGTCCAAACTTTTTTGAGCCAAACTTAAAAGATATTTTGGTAGAAGCATGATACCAGGAGAAGTAGGACTGCTTGCAGTATTCCTTTGTCCAATGGTGTTCGGAGGAATTACTTTCTACTATTCATGGAAGGCTGTAGAAAAGGGGCACTAGGCCCCTTTCTTTTTATGTAATTTTTACTACTTTCTTTACTTCACATCGCAATCTGCCTTTCTGCGTTCTCATGGTCACTCTCTGACCCCGCTCCAGCTTTTTGATGTCTACTTTGAGTGGTCGGCTTTGTGCCTGACAATCTGTGACAACGGCGTAGTATTCGTTCCGTTCTTTCACAACTACAATTTCTTGAGCATAAGATATTACGGGCATACATAAAAGCCCTAGTATTACTAAATATTTCAATTTATGTCTCCTATCGTCTCACGACGATCTCTGTCGCTTCACAGCGAATGAATTTAAAACAGTACTTCTACTGTAATAAAATTGTAACATTTATTATCAATTTTTGTCAAGAATTATTTTTGCTATGTTTTGTCTAAATCGTGTAGAGTAAATACTCCACCTTCTTCTGTTACATATGTAGCAATTTCCACAAATGTTCCTGTGTTGACTACATTCTCTGTTATCAGTGGCATATGCGTGTGACCATATACAATTACATCGCATTCGTAATCGTTTCTATACTTCTCGAGTACAGCATCCATGTTGAATGCTTTTGCAATTAACTTTTTTACTCGGTCTTTTGCCCACTTTGAA